TGCTATATCTCTACTCCATAAATCTACTGAACCCATTTCTACTCAAGTAGTTCCATTTCAAGCTATTTCGTCTCCTGCTGTAAAAGATAATCCCGTGTTAGTTTTAGACCCATCGTCATCTGTTACATCAGTTCCTATCTGATAAAACCAACCTTCTGTTACTTCGGCTGATGTTGGAAAATCGCCTGGTATATCTATAACTCCTTTAAATGTTAAGGGTTTAGGTAAAGCATCAACATAAGCTTTAATTGCTTTTTGTGAAGCACAAACTAAGTCAGAATCAGCAGATAATGTTCCATCTATATCTATCAATTCATAATTTATAACATCTCCAGATATTTTTTTTAAAACTTCTTTATCAGAACTATTACCCAAATCATTAAAATCGGTTAAAAAATCAGATTCGTCTTTATCGTTCTTATCAGGAGCAGGACATATATAAGACATAAATTATAATTTATTTTTATTAAAAATTACAAATTCTGTAATTTACAAATCCACCTACTTGAACTGCACCACCTAAGTGCATAACAAAGTCTTCATTAGAAGCGCAAGTCATAACACCATTTTGTGCTTTAGTTGCATTATCTAATGAAATAGTTTGTTTTCCATCTAATGGATAAGGTCCAGTGATAGCATCTGTTCCAGATTTAAAAGTCATTGTAACCGCTGTTGTTGGTAATACATTGATATGGTCTATAGCAATATATGCACCTTTTCCTTCTGTTGTTGTTGGAGCAGTAATTAATGTATTTGCACCAGAAGTACTTGTATTTATAATAGCTGTATGTTGTAATTCATTAAGCATTTTATTTTTTTAAGTTTTTATTAACTGGGGTAATCCCCATAAGGTTGCTGATTTTCTAAAAAACCAGCAAAAAATATGAGGATTACCCTATAATAGTATGTCCGTTTCCACCTAATACTGACCATCCTGTTCCAATATAAGCTAAAAGAACAGTATCACCAGCTGCGTTCATTGTAACGCTTGTACCACCTTTCATAGTAGCAGGTGTGACTGTACAAATACCAGTAGCAGAAGCACAGACGATAAACATAAGTTGACCTTCTACACCATTTGCTAAAGTAAATATATCTCCACCAGCGTCTGCATCAACATAGTGCATAGTCTCTGTAAGAGCCAATGCAGTTGAAGTACCACCGCCAGCAATAGTTTCTGTACCAGAAAGTATAAATTTACCACCTAAGGTAGCATTACCATCAGTAACTGAAAAGTCACCTTTGGTTACTGTTAAAGCAACAGTTCCTTGAGCTGTACCAGCTATAATAGTAGCACCGTATTTAGCAATGCTAAAATCATTAGCAGTACCATCATAACACTCTAAGTATTTTCCTGTTGTTATAGTTGCTTCTGTAGCATTAATATATATACCAGTTCCAGTTGTCATAGCAGCACAACTAACATGAAAAGCTTTACCAGCAGCTAATACAGCTGAGGCTGTGACTTTAAGAATAGTTGTTTCGTCTGTAGCTGCTGAAGAGAATTCAGATAGAACAGCACTTGTGCCAGTAGCACCAGAGTGAACTACACTTAATAATCTACCAGTAGTTGCGATTGCTGTAGCACTTGAAGTTATTGATAATAAATTACCAGTAGTTAAAGCGTTAGCAACAACATGTATTGCCTTACCAGTTGTTAAACCGGCAACAGGCAAATAAACAGCAGTTCCAGTTGTTAAACCACTTGGAGTGATTGTTACAAAAGAAGTTGTTGTTGAACCTGTAAATACACCAGAACCAGCAAATACAAATACCGAAGCAGTTGTAGCTGTGTTATTGGTAATACTTAATGAAGCTGCGTTATCAGCGTCTGTCATAGTTAATGAACCATCTGATAAAACTGCATCACCAGCTGTAATAGCCAACATGTTTGACCCACCAGCTCCAACGATAGTAATTCTACCATTTTCACCAATAGTTAAAACATTAGCTACTCCGACTGAACGACAAGTTAAATAAAAACCACCACTCAATGTTCCTTCAGTTAACTGAAGTTGTAACAAAGAACCAGTAGTTAAAGATGTTGAGCGAAGGACAGCAACACCAGCACTGTCAGCATTAGCTCCAAAGGTTGTAACAGTATTATCTGTAACAACAATACCTGATACGGTATTAGAACCAACACCACAAGCAAAAGCACCTGCGACTGTTAAAGTTGCAGACATTGTAACTCCTTCTCCTGCATTAGTTGTAACAATAGCAATAAGACCTGTTTTACCAGCTGCGTCAAAAGATAAAGCTGAAGCATTATCATCTATTAAATCTCAGTCAATAGCGATTGCAGTTGAAGTAATATCTCCACCTGGAACAATGCTTACGAATGTAGCTAAACCAGCTTTGGAAATATGTCATGTATCAGAAGTACCGTTAATATCTTTTCCTGTGCCACTTGAAGTAATCTGTAGTGCAGCACCAGTACCAGAATTGGTAACTGTTAATACATCGTTTGTGGCATGTACACCAGCGAGAGTTCATGTAGTGCTGTCAATTTGCATTGTTTTATCAGCATCATATAAATCATCTCATGTTGGAGTAGAACCACCACCACCTGTTCCAATAGTTACTGAAGTACCTTGGTGAACATAAATCAATTCGTTAGAATCATTTACGTATAAACCATTATAGGTAGTTCCTAAAGGAGAAGTAGTATTAGTATCGCCAAACATCAAGATACCGTTTTTTAAGTTAACGTTTCTTGGTTGGCTATAAGGTTGTCCGTTAATAGTCATATTATAAATTTAATCTAGTGTATAGAATATTGTAGCGACAAACTACTCACTCACTTCTAGATAAACAATTAAGTTGGTGGTTTTTGAAAAGATACCACCAAACTTTTTAACTTACTAGGATGTTGGATTTGATTTATCACCCAAAGAACCTACTCACATACGAGCAACATCATTATGACCTAAGTCAAATAATGAATGTGCGGATGTTTGAATTTCTTTTGTGCTATAAACAATGTTGACTGGGTCAACAATAGGAGCTTCTGATTCTACGAATTGGAAGCCTTGTCTATCTGACATTCTAGATGAATCAAACATATATCAGTATGCAGCATTATCTAAATAATCTAATTGGATAATTTTAAATGCTGGAACACCTGCGCCATCATTATCTGTAGATTCTGGAATTGTTCCTTTTTTGATAGCACCTAAAATTTCCATAGCCTTGAAATAATTATTAGAACCTGTTTTAACAACAAGTGTATCTAATTTAGCGATATATGGATTTCCACGTGGGTCAACAAATAAGGATGCAGTTCTAAGAGCTGCTTTAACACCTGCATAATCAAATGCAAGGTTATAAGTTGTTCCATCATAAACAATGTTGTTCATGTTTGTTCCACCATCTTCACGTGTATGGTCATCATCAAAAGCACCTAACCCATCACCACCTGCTATACTGATAACTCTTGAAGTACCATTAGCATTTTGATGAGTATAAGATATTGTTTCAAAACCATTATCTAATCTTTCTGCACACAATCTTTCTCTAACACGAAGGTCAGCATTTCTTAAATCACTGACAACGTTGGTTAAGTCTCTTTTTTTGATTCCAAACTTTCACATTTTATATGTAAAAGAAATAATTGTAGCAACCATTTCTTGTTCATAAGATTTGCCATAAGTTTGAACTGGAACATCTGAAGTTATTACTGCATTTTCCTCAACAAAATTAGCTTCACCTAACCCTGATAAACCACTATCTTTTTCATATAAGTCTGTAGATGTTCTGAAATTAAAATATTTTTTATATTGCTCATTTGGCTTACCTGCTGATTTCAATCAAATATTTTGAATTGATTTGTCAACTAAGTCGGCTGCTTGTGCAATATTTAAAGGAGCGCTAGACATATTACGAGTTTAATTATTTATTAAAAGTTAAGCAGCTGCTTGACCAATTTTTATGAATTTACCTACAACGACCTTTGTTGCTGCAATACCTGTTTGTTCAAAAATACCTGCTGTTGTTGTAATATCAGAGCTTGTATTAGCCACTGTATTACCATCTGTCATTTCATGTCTTAATGAATTGTCATCTGTATCTGCTGTAGAAGTTGATTCACACTTTCATTGTTGTTGGTTGTCAATCAAAGCTACTAAAACTTTTGTACTTGAGGAAGTTGTTGCTTCCATAGCAATTCCACACAAATTTACGGTTGTAGCATTGGATAATGCTCAAGTTGTAACTTCGTATGCATCTGATGTTCGTTCTAAAACGACAATATCACCGATTGCAAATACTCTACCATTATGTGTCTTTTTTTCAAAAACCACTGGATTTGGAGAAGTAACTATACTGAATCCTGCCATATCTTGTTTTTAATACTATTAAGAACCAAACATGTCTTCTATTTCTTCATCTGTAAAACCCTTTAAATGAGATTTCATTTCAGGTGTAATACTAGAAGATTTAGAATGAACTTTTGGTTTGTTCACTGTTGTTGAGCCATGCGAAGCGACTTGTAGTTTCTCCTTGGCTGCAGCAGCAGTGTTTTTGTTAATAGTTTTGTTACCAAAAATAGATTTATGAGTTCTTTCTAGAAAGTCCTTGTATTGGTCTACATTGGCTGGCTTTCTTAGAATGCTAAACTCTTCCTTGAATTGATTTCACAACACATTTTCTTTGTCATTCTCTGGCAAATACTCTTTGTGTTCTTTAAGAAAAACGTTTAATTCATGGTCTGTTTGGTCTTTAAATGTTTGTTTCTGTAATTCATCTTTCCTAACATACCCACGAGATTGTAAGATTTTATCTAATCTAGTAATTTCATCTGGGTCATAGTCTTTAAGAGAATCTTTATCATCAACAAAGATATCACTATCTTGTTTCTTAACATTTAATTGTTTAGACATTAAATTTCTAACTTTTTTTCTTTCTCTTTCAAGTTCTTTTCTCAAAGCAAATTCTTTTGGAGTTTCCCCCTCAACTGGCTTTGGAGTTTTCTTTTTTGGTTCACTATCAACTTCAACGTCTTTTTCTGGAACAATTTCTTCTTCCTTAGGCTCATCGTCAGATTCTGCCTCAGGCTCTTCTGTTTCTTGTTCAGTAGTTTCGTCAGGTTTTTCGTCTGTGGAAGGTTCAGGCGGAGTTTCCTTCTCGTCTTCCTCAATTTCTTCCTCTTCTTTAAAAGGTTTAGAATCGGGAATATTTACTTCCAATTTTTGACTTTCTGTATAATCATCCATTTTACTTCATTTATTTTACCTGCTGAAGAAGCAGGAAAAAGATTATTTAAAAACGACTCCCTTAAGAGCCGTTAATGACCAAGATAGAAATCGTCAGAAAACTATATTGGCCAGTAACGACCTTTAAGGTTTGACGATTTTTTATTTTAAATTTTAATGTTCTAAGCTAACTTTTTATTAAGTTCTATAACAGAAGCATCTGCAACAGTGAATTCTCCTTTATCATTTTTCTCTTTGATAAAATCTTTAATTCCTTTTACTGATGTATCTGATAATTCAAATTCTTTTTCTAAATCTTTCTTTGGGTCTCAAGTAATTGATTTCCCATCATTTTTAATACCATAGTCTTTTATTTCTTCTGGTTTTAAGTTCAATACTTTCAAATCAAACAATACTTCTGCTAATTTGTTTAAATCACCTTTGAATTGATTTAAAATACCAATAGATAATAAACGTTGTGAAATGTTAAATTTAATTTTCATAATAATTATTTAATTTTTAAATTTTTTCTAACTCTAAAAATAAATGCTTTAATACCATCTATTCCTTGACCGTCTTTCAATACCACCGTTCTTACATCTCTTTTATAGAAAGAAAGGTATGATTTGACCCCATTAGATTTTTCCAATGGAACAAACAATCTAAAATATGGATAAGACACTTCAAAACCAAAGTCTTCACCTAAATATGCATCAATAAGCTTTCTAGCATCAAAAGATAATTTATCTTTGTTAATAATAGAATCTTGATTAATATTTATTATAGGTTGTTCTTTTGTTGTTGTTTCTTCAACTTTTATTATCAATCCTTTTATAAGGTTTGATAAGTCATCAAATTGTGACTTTGTAGCATATTCTGTCTTTTCTTCTATTGGCTCAACTTTAAGCTCAATTTTCTTTGCTGGTTTTTTAATTTTGTTTGGCATAATAATTTTTTTACTACTTTTTTTAATTTTACATCATTGTAGATATGATGATTATTTTAGCCGACCTACTATTCTACTACTTCTTTTACTCCCCCAAGATATTCAACTATCCTCTTGGGAACTTCATATTGTATATTGAACACGACCTCTTCATCTTTCTTTATATCTTTCTGTGCCTTGACAGTTATTGCTCTAATATGTTGTACTGTATCAGTTGTTTTATGTTGTCCTGTGTCTATTATCTTATCCAAGTCTTCTTCGTTAGCTAAAAGCATAGCAACTCCAAATAACTCTTTTCTATCAACTATAGCAAATTCATTTCTCATAAGTATCTTAACATGCTCTGGATGGTCTTTATCAAAGTTGATTTCAACCTTTATTTTGTTTTTACCTGCTAAATTTCTTAATTTAGCTACATTATGATTTTTGAGCATATTGATTAAGTTTAGATATTAAAGTTTGAATGCCTGCGACAAAGCCTTCCTTATAAGCAACCTTTCATATAGTTTTAAATTCTGTATCATCTTTTGGCGATTCTGCTTTTACCTTATCAATTAATTCATTTGCAACTGCCTCAACATCATCTCATTTACTATCCTCTAGCATTGCTCGTATCCTTGATTTGTTTATTTTCATAACGATTTTTTAATATTTTTATTGCATTCCTCCAGCTATTTCTTGTGTAGATGTAGAATTGATTTGACCTTGTGGAACTATTGTATTCATTTCTGGCATTGTAAGTTTCTGTGATTCTTGCATTGTTTGCGCTGAATCTCTATTAGAGTTATCTGTTTGTCCTGGTTTTGTTGTTCCACCTTGTTGTTGTTGGTCTACAAATATAGAAGGTGGTTTTGGACCATTTATTAAGAACTCAACTCAATTTGCTGGTAATCAATCTTCTGCTTGTTCATCATTAGCATTAAGTATTTGTTTTACTGCCTTAGAGTATATATCAGGTGGTTGCCCCAATAAAGGAACAATTAAGTTAAATACCTCAAGTTTTCTTTGTTTCTCTAGTTCGTTAGATACTGACAAAATAGAAGATGGGATAACATTGATAATACCTTCTCATCTAAGTTCAGAATATTTTATATCTTTTCCAATTTGGAAGAATTGGTTCTCTTTTGTTTCAATAAGTCTATCATTGTTCTTTTCAAGCTTCAAAGGCAACTCTTTATAGAATGAAGCAGTTACAGAGCCATCTTCAGATTGATTTATTTGTTCTGATTCTAAACCAGATTCTTTTTCATAAGCAAATAGTTGTTGTTCTGTTGCAAATTCTTTTACTTCTGGAACACTATATATTTGTTTAATCCAAGACAATGAAATATATGCTTCCTGAGACAAAGCTCAAGCTATATTATCAATAGGAACATTCATTCTCTTCAAAGCTGATTCTCTGGCATGTAATATCTCTCCTAAGGTTTGACCAGTAACTTCTCCTTGTAATGATGGTGTAATTCCAGTAATATCATCAATAGTACTGCTTAAATACTTTAAACCATCTCAAGCTTCTTTACCTGGACCTGGAACAGTCATTCAATCAACAGTTCCACCAAGATTTTGTACCCCTTTGCCTGGTTCTATCTCTATTTTCTCATCACCAGTTAAAGAATTCGTTCCAGTGAAGAAAAACATCTTATAAATGGATAAAACAAGTTGGTCCATTGTCATATTGTTCATTTTGTCAAATAATTGCTTGTTTCCTTTGATAACTTCTCATAAACTAAGTCCATAAGGAGTTCTTGAGTCTCTTAAGTATCATAATGTCTGTCAACAAGACAATTTGCCATCATCATTTGGTAAAGGACATGCGTGAAGTAATATTTTCTGATTAGGAATCTTAATTCCAGATAAATCTTTGTTTTTGTTCTCGTAAAAACCAACAGTAATTATATTTCCTCTTTCATCTTTTCCAGTAGTCACTTCATTATCAGAACTTACAGTACTTGTATGTTTTACATACTTTCAATTTGGATATCTACCAAATTCTAATGCAGCAGTGTCGTAATCATAATCTTTTTCAAAATATCAATCATTCGTTGAGTTAGCATCATAAGGAGTTGTCATTTCATCAATTCAAGTTCTATATGGGTCTAGGTTCTCTCTATGAATACCATTGAAATCTGTTATTTCTTTTGATTCATATTCGTTCTTTTCTGGATTTTCTGTATCATATGATATTAAAACATCTTTCTTTCTTTTTAATATCTTAGGATAGGTTCTTCCTATAGCTCAACCATACTTCATAAGATTAAAAGCAAATAACTTAACTTGTTGTGTTGATGTGTCTGTTTCTCAGCTTGATTTTCAACAAGCATAAGCAATCTTTGTTGCCGCTTCGTATCTTTTACTTATTGGTTTGAAAAAAGCTTCTGGAGATTTATCTATAATGATAGATAATGCCGTTTGTATCTTAACAAACAAGGTTGGAGTTTTAACATTTGCTTTTCAATCATCTTTTAAACTAGCTAAAGAAACTAATCTGCTTCTTAACCCAGTTTCATCATCAGAAACAAGAGCTCTACCTCCTAGAACTGTTCCAGATGTATCAGAAGCTTCTGGCAGATATTCATTATCTGCTTGTTTTCAACCTTCATCAATGTTTTTGCCAAGTATATTCTTTCTGTGTTCTTGCATACTATGAACTCTATTATCAACAAATTCAAGAATCTCCTTTTCTCTATCTACAGGATTATAAACATTGCTATTATCTTCTTGTTTTAATTTTTTTGTCTTTTTAAACATATTTAATTATTATACAATTCTTTTAATCTTTTATAAGCAGCAGTTATTGGTCTTTGTGATTTACCATCTCTAATTGTTTGAATAAAGTATCTCATTTCATCTGCAATGTGGTCCTCACAATCTGTATCCAAATCTCCACTATTGTTTTTATCATATATACAAGCTGGAATTGTTCTAATAGTATTCTTACAACTGCTAAACACTTTCAATCTTGGTCCATCCTTTTCATTTCATCTCAAATATTGATGAACAAAATCTCAGCCAGCTATTCTATTCTTACTTGAAGGAACTAAATTCTGTATTCCGTTCTTTATATATATCTCTGCTATAGTTTCTGGTAGTCCTATTCTAGAAAAAGCAGAATTATCTATAACTGTATAATGTATTTTCTCGTTTCCAGTTAGTTCTGCTATATTTTGTGCATGTATGTCTGACTCTAAGTTGGTAGCATAGTATTCTCTGTATTTTCAAATGTTACCATCGTAATCTAGAGCATATCATCCACAAGCTGTTCAACCATTCTTCCCCGAAACATCAATAGAACGAAACTTCCTTCAGCTGTTAGGAATCTCAAATGGAAACACAACATGCTTTCTTGTAGTTCACTCTTCAAAAAACTGACCTTCCATAGAATCTCAATCCCCATATAATAAAGCATTTCTTTTTTTCTCTGGCAATGATGATAATGATTTGATATAACTTTCATCTAGATATGGATTATCTGTTGGCAAGGCTTTTACAAAAGTGAATAATTCCTTTTCGCTTTCTTCTTCTGGAAAAACCTTATCAATTCATTTAGTCTTTACTCATAAGTACCCTATTCCATCTGGATTTGTAGCAGCTATAAACTTAGTGTTCTTAATTCCTTTTCATCTTAAACGAGTTCTTAAGAAAACAAACATGTCTTCGTGATTCTGTGTCAGCTCATCTACAGCTATTGCCGCAAACTCAGCCGACTTGTATTTACTAACATCATCTAAGTTTCTAAAAACTATTGAACCACTACCGTATTCTGATTTCAATGTATAAGAGTGTGTCATTGATGAATACTTTCCTAATCATTCTGGGAATTCAAAATTAATTTTAGATAGTTGTCTATCATATAATGCTGGATAGTCCTCACAAAATAAACCTACTGTAATACCTTTTTGTTTAGTCTGCATATAATATAGTAACAATAGTTTCAATAAGATTCATCTAATTCAGTAACTTTTGCCTCCTCCTAACGCACCTCCATATAATACATACTTATAGTTCCTAAGTGCTTGTTCAGCTTCTTTTTGTTTTGGAGAAAAGTTAGCTAGTTCTGAGAAGTTTATTTTTTCTTGTTCCCCATCATTCATAACGATTTTTTAAAGTATATTATTTTTCTACTATCAAGCACCTTTCTATTTCTTGTATTCTATCAACTGGTTTACCTCACAGTCTATTAGCTATAATCTGTTCATCATTTAAGGTAGTATCTAGGTAAAGCTTAAGTCTAGCTATCTGGTCTCTTGTTAATTTAGTATCTTGAATACTAGCTATTTTTTCTAAAATATCGCTACGCCTTTGTCTGCGTGCTGATAATTCAACTAATAATCTTGATTTCTCTTCGTCGTAAAAACTCATATTTATCCTTTTTAAAGTTTATCATATAATAAACTTATTTTTGTTATGGTTGTTAAATGCTTCTTTATACTCTTCAAAATACCTATCTGCTATAAAGTCATCTGCAGATACCATAGGCCTTCCAAAGAACTTCCATGCTTTCCATTTATCGTAATACATAATTAACCTCTCTATAGTATATATATTTAATTCCTTACCACAGACTTCGGCGTAGTGCCTTTTGAAATACTCTTGTAGTAATCTAGCACTATGTCTAACCTTGTTACGATTAACTTTATTCTTAAATAATTCTGATTCAATCTTATCCAACTCTTTTACACAGGTTACCCCATCATAAACGCGCAATAACTTCTTTATATAGAAAGGCTTTATTTTCCAAGCACCAGTATATAACTTAACTGGGTCTTTGAACCTAATACCAACGTATTTGTTTTTATGCTTTCATCCTATATAGAATCAAGGTTTTTCGTATTTCATATAAATTCTTAAAACCATTAAAAAAAACTACAACACTTTTTTAATAAAGAATTTGGATTCTCAGTATAGAGCAGTTATGCATTTACTGCCCTATATTCAAAATCAAATTTTTTTAACAATACTTATTATCTTAATTCTACTCTTTATTACTCTTTACAGAGTTGGCGACTATAAAGAATAGAAGTAAAATAATAAGTTTATAGAACGACTTTTACCCTATCGTATAGGCAAAAGAATATGTTTCAGTTAGATAAGATTTATTATCTTGTACAATGATAGTAAATATTAAATGATGATAATTAATTAGATTTTATTGTATCCGATACTAACGACAAGGAGCGGACAGAGTCGTCAACTGTTTTTCCACTCTTTCGCATTAGTACCTGATATAATCATAAGGTTAACTGGAATAGGAGTTTTTTACTTTGACCCTATTACAACAAAGGATTAATTAATTATATTTTTTAAGAGAATTGGATTCTCAGTAAAGAGTAGTTATGCATCTGCTACCCTTTACTCAGAACCCAAAGGTTCCGAGCAAATATGAAAAATAAAAATGAAAAATCTTTATTTGACTATATTATATATCTTTTTTTAAAAAAAGTCAATAGCATGCAAAACTGTATATACCACTACAATACTTATACACAGGTTATACACAATAACAGTTAATACTGGGATATGTTTTATGATAATAAATGGTTATTATTCATTAAAACTATATGAGCCTTGGTGATATTGAGTTTTACAAAAAAACTATATGAGGTGTATTCATCTTATTCTTCATCTTTGTTGATTCCCTTTTTCCACGACTATATTGTATGTCGCACAATATGTATTGTCCGACATGTAATAAATACTGATAAACACTGACTAATATAGTATAAGGGCCATACACCAGTGTTTATGGTAATCTCGTAGTCCTGGATATATAGGGCTGTTTTGTATACCCCCAGAACTATATCAAAGTTCCCCAGAGCTCCTATGAGCTATACCATATGAGCTATACCATATGATCTATACCATAACTATATCATAACTATATCATAACTATATTATAGTTAAAAAAAAAGAATAGTTATAGGGTGG